TAATTTTTCAATTAAGGCGTCTATTTCTGCCGTAATTGCGTCTTCGCCCATTTTAGAATACTTAAGACGCATGTCTAAGATTCTTTTAGCTAAATCATCGACAGTGCCTATAGTGTCATCTAGTCCAATATCATTCATACCCCTGTCGTCAAACAGGGTAAGGAACTCGTCAGCAACTACCCCTAACACCTTTTTACGGGCTAAAATTGAAGCCTCTTCTTGTGCTAGTACATGGTGCATAAAACCTTCTTGAGCCACCCCCCTACCACCTGCGGCAGCTTGTTGGGCCTCCGAATAGGCCATACTTTGAGCAGGGTCTGCTTCAGAACTTGCAGACATTCTACTTCTCACATTTGCGAGAGACTGAGGTATGCTATTTTCAAGATGTGTTTTGATCTGCTCGGCTATACTATCTTCATCCTCACCAAGCCTAAACCTCTCTAGTAGGTCTTGAACCATAGTTGCCTTCTTGTTAACAAGCATTTCGCCCGTCTCTACAATGTCTCCTAGCTTACCCTCCTCTACGGCAGAGTAATAATCTCTTACGGCCTCGGCCGCTGCTTTCCACGGACCTGAAAGACTTGGTGCTAGTATCTCCTGAGCAGCAGTAAGGTCGTCGTAGGTCTGTGGAAGCTTTTCAAGAGCCTCTTCATACTGCTTCACCCCAGTGTGAGCTTGCCACATACCCCAAGCTACGTTAGCTATAGCAGATGCCGCAGCTATTAAAGCACCGTATAGGGCACCCTTAGTCCCAAAGATACCAGCTAACTGGGAACCCTGTTGTCCGAAGGCTACAAGTGCGTTCTGACCAGATGCCACCTGTACGATAAAGTCATTAACCTGATAGCCGACCTGTTGTAAACCAACTGACCTAAACCTCTTAATTTTTTGCTGTGCTCTATATGCTTGGTCTCCGTAACGGGCAAACTGGTTTCCTGCATTTATAATACCACCAGCTTCGTGTGCGTTTCTAAACTCTTTGTACTCAGCAGTTAGGGCAGCAAGGGCAATTTTAGATAGTTTTATCTCGCTTTCTGAGTCTCCAAAGGCTCTTTTAATATCTTTCTGAGCCTGTTCGTACCTCCTAGTGGCAGCACCCATGCTGTCAAACTTGTCTCTAAGCTTTTGTGTCTCGTTGTTATATTTAACTGTAGCTTTAGTAGAGTCTGCTATTAACTTCTGCTTACGCTTTTCCTGAGTTATAGCAACCCTGTCTGTTTGAACGTAGTCTTTAAGGGTAGACTCTGTTGCCTTAAGAATACGCTGATGCCTTTTAAACTGGTCGTCTAACTGCTTGGCAGTCATATGCCCCTGTTCAGCGTCTTTTGTTCTTATCTTAAGAAGTTTTATGGAGAGCTTGTTGTACCTTTCAGTAGCAGTCATGGCCCTCTTCATGGCATGACCTTCTTTATCGTGAGCAACTACACGATCTTTACTGGCAGCGTTAAGTTCAAGCATATAGCCAGTGGCTTTCTTGATCTTATCTGCATCGTAAACCATGAATCTGAGGTCAACTGTGGGCATTACTGCGTCCTTATGTATATTACGTCAAGCTCTTTGACGGCTTCTACTTCTCTGGGGTCTAGGGGTGTGCCTGTTAATTCTATCCAAGACTTGATGTTCTCATAGGTTAGAGGGTTAGCACCACTAAAACCTCCTGTCCTAGCCTTGCTACATGCAACAAAGGCAGACCAGATATGAGACAAAAGAAAAGGGAAGTCTGGTCCCTCTAATTCCTTTGGTCTAATACCCGTCTGCCTCTCTACTTGTTCCAGATGCTCACGCTCGCTTGTTCCACTTTCATCAGTCTTGTTGAGTGCGAAGGAATGTTCCGCAAACTCAAGCAAGTCTTGGATCAGGCTTTCGTAAAATCCACAGAGTCAGCAACAGCCTCCTCTATCTGATCCTTAATCCAGAACAAGTTTGTGTAAACCTCTTTGCAGAGTGCCGGTGTTAGCTTAGGCTTCTTACCATCGTAAGTAATGTCCCAAGCTGCTGTTGTCCGAACTAAGAGGTCGATTGTGTCTGCCTCTAGTTCCTCTGCGGAAAAGTTAGTAGCTTTTCTCTTTGATGCTTTTGCAATACGCTTGTTTGTATGTTCGTGCATCACAGCCTTATACTCCTTAGTATGGGGAGCGTATACTGTGATAGACATTTCACTACCGTCTTGGTTAGTGAGTGACTCCAATGTAGATGGGTGTACTAAGAGTACTTCTACGGTATCAGAGGTAGGTTTTAAGTTCATTAAGTCCATGTCAGGTTCCTGTCAGGGTTATGTCGGGTAGAATAAAAGGGGAGCATCAGACCCGACACCAATGCCCCCCGCCCTAGCTAGGGATTACGAGTCGGTACGAATGATCTTCAAGTTACTTGCAGTTGTCGTATCGAAGAGTGCTGTGAAGCCAAGGCTAATTACACGGCTTGTTGGGCCATCTACACCTACGTCAGCAGAGTTAATCTTAACTCGTGGGAATAGGAAGGTGTAAGCATTGGCAGCAGTTGGATCATTGACCGACACTTGAATAGCCGACTCTGTTTCGTTAAGGAAACGGTTAATCAGGGAAGCATCGTCAAAGTATGCTGAGAACGACCCTGTAACTTCTGCACGACCAACCTCAAGTGCTGGCGCTTCATCAGAGCCAACAACAAAGGTAGGTGCAAAGGAGTTAGTTACGTTAAAGTCGATCTGAGTAATGATAGCAGAGGATGCAAGGCCAGCTACATTGTTACCAATCTGTAGGTCTCCTGAGTACGCATCAAAAGGTGCGTTAGTACTTGCTGCATCCTGTGTCTTCTGTGTGGCACCAATACTCATACCTTTACCAACCATACCAAAGGTAGTAGTTACCATCTGGTTAGGAGCAATAGATACCCCCATAGTGGAAACAGTCTGCCCTGTAAACAAACGAGCTTGGTCAATGTCAGCAGAGTAATCCTCAATAGAGAAGTACTTAGGTGTAGTACCAACTAATAGATAATCATTAGAACTAGCGTCTGTCCAAGTGTTAAGCATCACTGACTCAAGGAAAGGGTCGAAGTCACCTTTACGAAGGTCACATACAATGTCACCAGCGGATTGTTTGTTACCATGACGCTCATGGCGAGGCATACGGTCAGCTTGAATGTCTGTACCCGCAACTAAATCTTTAGTTAAGTTAAGTCCGTGTGAAGTGAATGGGATGTTCTGGAAGTTACCAGAAGGGGTAGTCCCGAACGTGGATTCAGTAATGTAGCTTAGGCTAGACCGTGAACCCTGTGCGAAGGTAGGCATGTGTTATTCTCCTAATTATAAATGTACCAGCCGATTGTGATCGGTATGTAGTACCAAGGTGTGTCTAATAGGCCCTGAGCCCTTTCAGTATAATCTATAGACACGATGGTTGTTGTTCCGCCACTTGTGTAAGAGACGTCAGTGTTTGACTCAAAGTTGTCAATTATTAGTTCAGCTAGGGTTTCTGCTGCGGCGGGTCCAGCGTTCTCTGGTGCATGTACGTTTATATGGAAGATGCCCCTATAAAGTATCTGAGCGTTTGGACCTCTTGCTGCTCTTACACGCTGCGTGGGGATAAACTCACACTGAACAAAAGAGGTGCCGGTGATAGGGTTGAAGGAAACATTCTCGTAAGCTACAGAAAAAGAATTAGCATTGGCTAGGGTGGCTAGTCGGCTTTCTAGTGCAGCTCTGATGGTTTTATGTATACTAGCCATTTGAGTCCTTTACCTCCACTTTCCCAATACCTATGTAGTTTTGTAACTGGGTATAAATGTGAGGGCTTTTTACAGTTCCTCTAGGGTTATTTTCAACTACCCAAGCATGTTTAGCATTGTTGTTGAAAACAAAGGTATTCTGAGAAAAATCTAGCTCTGCTAAGTCGCCCTTAAGCTGCTCTTTAGCCTTAGACCTGTTACCAGTACCTTTCTTTCTGCCTCTAGGACTTACGCTACGAGTCTTTGATCCGCCAGAACTAAGTGCGTGGGACTCAATATAGGCACCTGTATCTACAGGAGACTTGTTAATTAAGAAGTCTACAGACTCAGAAAGAAGATCGTAAACTACCTTTGAAGGTAGGGTCTCCATCTTGTCTATAACTTCTTCAAACGTACCTTCTAGTTTTACAGTCATGACTACTCCTGCACAGTACACAAATGACAGATAGGAATACCAGCAGAGAAGATAGTAGTCACAGAAAGTACCTTTACAGTGTCGCCGTTACCTATAACTAGGTCCTCATCATCAGGGGTTATAGCTAACCCTTGAGCAGAGATAAGAAGCTTACGAGACCCTCTTACGATTTCATCAGTGTTTCCAGCTATCCCTAGTGCATAGTTGTAGAAGTAACCTAGTATAGAATAATCTGTTGTAGCCTCCCCTGACCTACTACCAGTAGCAGGGTCATAAGTACCATCTGTAGTAACCTTACGCAGAGTCAAAGACTGTCCGTGTTCGCTTACAAGTCTATATAAGTCACCAGACCTAAACATTACTCAGCCCTAACTGTTGTAGCCGTAAGAGTCGGATTCGTTATAACTTGCAGGGTTCTTAAACCTGTCTCTTCTAAAGCTGGGCTCTATTCTGTCAGTGTTATCACGAACAGCCTTAACAGCAGTTACACTAATACCACCGGCTTTGATACCTATGACAGCACCAGCAGTCTTACCTTGATACTCAAGGGTATCTGCTAAGGTCATATACTGGCTTGCTAGAGTAGAGTACTTAGAAGTTAATACACCATCAAGCTCTGTGTCAACCAGTCGTGAGTATTTAGACGATATGGCCCTAGCTACCCAAGCGGCAGAGTAGTAAACATTGTTGCCCGTCTGAGTGAGACTAAAGTTAATCTCCTCATTCTCAAGCTGCCGGTCATTAGTGTCTGTATCCCCAGACAACAACCTAACACTGTTTAACCTCTCAGCAGCAGTAGCTGTTCCAAGGGTAGTAGGATCATACGTCCAAGCCATTAACCGTTCTCCAACTCGCCGTAGTTACGCCTCCAACTACGGATCATACCTCGTTGCTTATCTAGTACCCTAGACTTCTTACAACGCTTTTTGTCATACTCTCTTGTTGTTGGTACAGCGGCTTTCACCTTTTCATTAATACTGTCAACGAGGGCATTAAGTCCATCTATGTCTAAAGCTTCAAGGCCATCTCCAACCCTCATGCCAACTTCTTTAGCTGAGTTATGAAATAATGTTCTCTGATTGTAGAGGATACGGACTTTGTTATCGTCTATGCTAAGTTCTTTCCAAGGAAAGTGATCACCAGCAGCCCATTGCCTACCGTTAGCGGTAAAGGGCACTCTTACAAACGTAGGGCGATCTACCTGAAATGGGAAGTCTTCTTGTCTAATCATGTCGGGGTCTCCTATGTGGGTGGGACACCCTAAAGCATCCCACCAGTTCAACTATTATTGAACGATACCGTTGAAGAAGTAACCCAAGTCTGGGCCAACTACTTTCATGTCGTAAGACATTTTAACTTGAATGTGCTCTGCAACCTGTTGACGCTTGAGTGCATCATCAGAGAAAGACTCAACAGTAATACCCAGATTGTTTGCTCCAGGAATTGAGTTCCATGCAAAGGTCATACCAGCAGCAGGGGTCATAAGACCTGCATTTGATGGTGTGTGACACAACATAGCATGTTTACCACCGATAAAGGCAGTAGACTCAGCAGCACCCTCTACAGCAGTATTTCTTACTGCTTCCATGATGTAGAGGTTCTCTACTTCAAAGATTTCAGCCAACTTAGCATCTGTGATCAGTGCAGGGTTGCTGACAGTCGAGCCACCGTTGAGGCGAGCCAGAATGTCTGGGTGGTTGATCAGAATGTCACGAACTTCTTTACCAACAACCATAGTGTTTGGCTTATAGCCGCCAGAGGTAAGTTGCATAGTGCGACGAGCATCTGTGACGTTCTGGATAGGTGTCGAGTTAGTGTAGTCGTTCCAGTAGACAGGAGTACCTGCACCAGAAGCTGCACCAGACACGCTAGTTGTCCAGACACCATTAGCGAAGAATGTCGAAGCAAACTGCTCCTCACGGTGGATCATCAGGCGCATAGCCAGAGTCTCCGCACCCGCTTGACGGATTTGTAGTACTTCGTCTTCGTTAGCAATAGTCTGCTCGTCGAAGTCCATACCAAGGCCATACACATCAGCAAAGTAGCTGCTGTTGGAGATAGCCATACCGATACGGTTAACCTCAGTGCGTGGCGCAAGTTTCTTTACGTCACCAGTGCGGTTCATGTTGGCACGGTCGTAGATGTAGTACTTGTCAGACTGACGAGCTACCCCTACCGTGGGAAATACCTTATCAGCGATAAAGTTGTTTTGTGATTGTGCATAAGCCAGTGTCAGATTAGACAACGGGCGGTCGATATGCACCTGTGATGGTGTCAATAGTGGCATAATTTAGTTTCCTTATTCTATGCTATTAAGCGTGTGCGTTGCCAGTGGAGATTAGCTCGATGGCGATCAACTGGTTATTTACACCAGCTTCGTAGGCACGGCCCAAGATAATATCGCCAGAAGCTGAGTTGACAGCTTTACCAGCAGCGTCCGAAGACACGTCATCACCAATAGTGACTGTGCCACCACATTTGACCATGACTTTACCAGATACGGTAATGGTTGATGCAGCAGCGGCGGTTCCACCGACTTCGATGACACCGAAAGCTTGGGCTCCGTTACCACAAACTGCGGCTTTACCAGCAGCATCCATAGCAGCAAATAGAAATTGTGAACTGCTAAGATCAGCAGCAGCGATTAGTGTGCGGTTGTCTCGTGATTGAGTAACAGCCATTTTTATTCCCCTTTATAGGATTTAGTGATAAGAGCTTTGCCTTCATCGGTCTTAGCTACAGCAGCGTAGGCCAAGGCATGTTCACTCTTCTTCATTTTATGTTCGTCCATGTAGGACTTTACGAGGGCGTCCAACTTATCAGACGCAGAGGTGAACTCTCCGTCAACGTCAGATTTACCCAGCTCAGTCATACTACCTTCAAAGGCTTTGTCGGCTGCTTTGAGTGCTTGCATGATTGTTTCTTCGTCTCCGAAATTGGCAACCAAAGATTTGGCTACTTCAAGATCAAAGTGTGGTAGTTCGGCC